CTGCTTGTGCTTTTAATATCATCTTCAATGCCTTTGGATTAGTTGCTGCTAAATGTAGTTGCTGAGTAACTTTCATTAATGCTTTAGTATCTCCTGAGTCTGCTAGTTTTAATATTTGATCTACTGTAAAGTTTCCTAGTGGGTCTTCTATATTTGATTTTTCTAATAAGCTATCTGCTGTTTTTAAATCAGTTATTACTCTATCTGCATTGCTCGATTTTAAATAATTTTCTAATCCTCTTGGTATGTCTCCTGATGTTTTTTGCATTACTGCAAGAGTCTTACCTATCTCACTACCAAAAGCATTTTTTACATTTAAAGTATCACTTAAAAATTTAAGAGTAAAAGCAAAATCGTTTTTTAGTACGTCATAATAATCTCCATTCATACTGCCTGACTTGCTAAGTTTTAACATTTCGTGCATCTGACTAGACAAATCTCTTAGTACAATTCCTGACTCTAAAATCAAATCATTCATTGCAATAACACTAGCTTGTAAATCTATTTCCCCACCTGCACCATATCTTTCTACAAAATCAGCAATAGCATTGTATGTATCTAAAGGTAGTTGTGTTCTAGCCTTTTGAAACATATTGTCTAATGACCTTACATTTTTTTTATTAGCTTCTTTAATAACTGCTGCTCTTGCATTTATATATTCAAAGACTGCGTTAGGGTCAGTACGACCTTTCATATCTACAAAAAACTTTGTATATAAATGATGAGCATTAAATGTTCTTGTTATCTTAGAACCTTTTAGTGGTACTCCAAATAATGATTTACCTTCTCCACCAACTGTATCTAAAAAATATTTTTTTAATTTTTTACTTGTTTGTAGATTTTTTTTATAGTTATTAAGACTAACTAAAAGGTTATTATCAACATTATCAACTTCTATTTTGTTTATATCTGCACCATTTTTTTGTATTATGTCGTTTAATTTTGCAATAATAACTGATCTTCGTTTAGGATTCTTCTTCATGTTGTAGAACTGATCCATTACAAACTCAATTAACTGGTTTCCATTTTTACCTGCTAGTTCTTTTGTAATATCTTTTATGCCAAAAAATGTCTGCAAAGTTTTATCTCCTACACCTTTTACAACTTTACCTGCTACAGGCAAACCTTTACCTATAATTCCTTCTCCAACAACTAAACCTGTTACTACTGCTGTTAATCTTCTAGCTGCTTTTTCAAATTCATCTGCATCTGTTTCAGGTGTAGTTAAAAAATCTAAAACAGGATTAGCCACGTCAAATCTGTCTTCTATAAAATCAAAAAAGTTAGCGTCATAAGGGTCTGTTAATGATGCGTCAACAACACCACCTGCTATTGCATATCTAAATTTTTTAAGACCTATTTTTTTAAGACTTTTAGCAACAAGTCCTGTTGGTATAATCCATTGACTTATAGCTTTTGATATACCATAA